AGAAAAGAGAGAAATCTGGTAAGTGTGATTTTCTAAATGTGATTCAGGGTAACAATTTGGCTGAGTATGAGTATTGGTATAAGAAGGTAGTTGATTTTGATTTCAACGGTTGGTGTATTGGAGGTACTCAAAGTGGTCTTGTGTTGCTAATGCAAGCCATTGCAGTGATGTTACAAAACGGGGAGTTTGATAAAGAACGAAATCGTTACATTCACATTCTGGGTATTTCCAAAGTATCTGACTTCTTCATATTAGCATACTTTCAGAAAATGATAAACGAATATTACGGAGGTAGAATTCAGATATCAACTGACTCAAGTTCTCCTGGACAGTATCCTGTTTATGGTATTTATTTGCATTCACCACAATTAGGTAAGATGGTGTTCAATCAACTTCATTTTCCAAAAGGCGATGCATTGCCATACAAAGAGACAAACCCGGTTCCTAATCCATATGGTCATCCGGTAGCAGAAGGATTTACATTTGGAGATGTGGCTAAGTATGATGCTTTGTGTATGAACAAGATGACCGTAAATAATCTGATTATTTACAATGAAACAGTCCGTCAGGTTACAGAACTTGTGAAGTGTCATGATGAATTAGTAAGTTTGATGCTCCCTAATGAATTTTATCGAGCAATGACATCAATGAGAGAGATGTTTGCGCATCCAGATAAGGCATATGAAATCTATGAGAAGTCACTGCCTTTATATAAGAAATACAGTTCGACGCAAGAAATATCAAACGACAGTGTATTAAACCATTTTTTTAACGTTACATAATTATGAAGAAAACAGAATTATTAAGTTTTATCAATCGTTATTATCTGAATGGAGCAGTGAATTCTGTGAAATGGAAAACATCAGATAACGGTTGTACTATTGAGTTCATATCAGATGATCAGAATGTGATAGGAACATTGACAAGCGATTCCATTGATTTAGGAACATCTGAATTAGGAGTTTATGCTACCCCATTACTAACAAAGATGTTATCAGCCGTATCAGATGATGTGGACATTGATGTGAATAAGGTTGGAGACAAAGCTGTCAGTTTAGCTATCACAGATGGAGAAGTTAACATGACATTCATGTTAGCAGATCTTAGCATTATCCGTCAGGTTCCGGAACTGAAGAACATGCCTGATTGGAATGTGACTATTCCTATCACAGATGATTTCCGTAACAAGTTCATTAAGGCAAAGAATGCTATTCCAGATGCAGATAATTTTGGCGTGCATGTCAGTGCAGGCACGGCAGAGTTAGTCATCAATTATTCTACTATCAATAACAATAGAATAAAATTCAATATCGATGCTGATGATGCTACTGATATGGGCATGACGTGCTTTTCAGCTTCATTGCTAAAAGAAATGATGATGGCTAACAAAGATGCAACTCAGGCTAAGTTGGAAGTGTCTGCCGCAGGATTGGCTCGTGCTACATTCACCGGATCTGATTATGAGTGTACATATTTCCTAGTCCAATTACAAGTAAGCTAATGCAGGTCAAGTTCAAAAAATTGACACCAAAAGCCAAAGTGCCATCATATGCAAATCCCGGCGATGCGGGTATGGATCTGTTTGCAGTGACGCATAAGATTGATACACGCCATCATTTTGCAGAATATCATACAGGCATTGCCATTGAGATTCCAGAAGGCCATGTAGGATTGATATTTCCTAGATCATCAAATTCCAAAAAGGATCTGATGTTGGCAAATTCGGTAGGTGTGATTGATTCAGGTTACAGAGGTGAAATCAAATTAAGATTCAAATTCAAAGAAGAAGCTCATTGGCCATCGTTGAAGCGATATGCAGACGGTGACAGAGTGGGTCAATTAGTTATTATGCCAATCCCTCATATAGAACTTTTAGAGGTAGAAAATCTTTCAAGTTCAGAGCGGGGAGAAGAAGGGTTTGGTTCAACTGGAAAATAGGTTTATATGTTCGGAAATCAGGAGAATACACTATGGGTTGAAGCGTTTCGGCCCGACACGTTAGATGGTTATGTTGGCAATGAACATGTTGTCAGCAAAGTGAAAGTTTATCTGGAATCAGGAGATGTTCCGCACCTGTTATTCTATGGACAAGCGGGTACAGGTAAAACTACGTTAGCAAAGATCATTGCAAAAGGAGTTGATTCAGATGTAATGTATATTAATGCATCAGATGAAAACAACATTGAAACAGTTAGAACCAAGATCAAGAACTTTGCAAGCACAGTAGGATTTCGTCGCTGGAAGATTGTAATATTGGATGAGGCTGATTACATGACTCCTAATGGTCAGGCAGCACTCCGTAATCTAATGGAGACCTTCTCAAAGACGTGTAGGTTTATATTGACGTGTAACTATGTTGAAAAGATCATCGATCCTATACAATCCAGATGCCAGGCATTTGCTATTGAGCCACCTAACAGGAAAGAAGTAGCTAAGCGTATTGTGAATATTTTGAACGCGCGCGGCATTAAGTATGATAACCAGGATCTGGTCACAGTTATCAATTCAGGATATCCTGATATCAGACGCATATTGAATTCATGTCAAAGTCAGATTGTCGACAATCAGTTGGTGATAGATGATAATAGTTTAGTTCAGGCAAATTATATGACCAAGCTGTTGGAAATTTTGAAAGGTTCGTCTGATAAGAAAACTGCATTCAGAGATGCTCGCCAACTAATTAATGATAGTAAAGTGAAGGACTTTACGGCCTTATACAGATATTTATTTGATGAACTAGATACTTATGCGGAAGGTAGTATTGCTGCAGCCATTCTTATATTGGCAGAAGCTCAGTATCAGGACACATTTGCTGTTGATAAGGAACTTCATGTCATGGCAATGTTAATCAAATTGTTAAATGAAATAAAATAGAAGTTATGAGTAAGACAATCAATATGCCAGATGATAATTCAGGTCGATCCATGGGATTGAAATTAGAAGATATGACAGACATTGTTTGTGAAAACTGTGGATGCCGATATTTCAATCAGGTACATGCATTCAAACGAGTATCAGCATTGTTGTCACCTACAGGTAAAGAACAGATCATGCCTGTGCCGTCATTCCGATGTTCAGATTGTGGTCACATTAATGAAGAATTCTTAATCAAGTAAATGGCGAAAGCAGCTACTATATTTGATCACCTAGCTGGTATCACATATAAGAAAACACCTTGGGAATCATTATCAGAAGCAGATCGTAAATCATTTTCACCGTATCTGATCAATCGTTGGCTAAGCATGAATGAAGATCTGATAGAATATGTAGATGCGTTTCAACAGTATACAATAGGCCCATTATCAGTTCGAGAAGTATACAAACTGTATCTGGATCTGTTACCGAAACAACGATTCAGGTTCAAATATATAAAAGGCAAAAAAGCTGCCAAATATAATAACGATCTGATAAAACTATTAGCAGAACACTTTCAACTATCTAAATCTGAAGTCACAGCATATGTTGATATCATGACAAAACAATGCCACGACACTTTATCTGACATCTTGAAAAAATATGGTAAATCAGATAAAGAAATCAAGTCAATGATTAGGAATCGTTAGAATATTTCCTTATATTAAGGGTATATGCATAAGTTACTGAAGTACAATTACAAAGAGCCAGAGTCTGGCGTTGCAAAGATATCATATTCACAATATGCTATGTATAGCAAATGTCCCAAGCAATGGGAGTTAGCATATGTGAAAAAACTTAGAACATTTCAGCAGTCCATACATACTATATTTGGTACAGCTATGCATGAAGTGTTACAGGAATATCTTGATACCATGTTCAATAAAACTGTGAAGGCAGCTAATCAGATGGATCTGCCTGGTATGCTCAAAGATAAGATGTATAATCTTTACAAAGAAGCTGTTGAAGAAATGGGCGAACATTTTTCTAACAAGTTTGAATTACAGGAGTTTTATGAAGATGGCGTTGCTATCATAGATTGGTTTAAAAGAAAGCGAGGAGGATATTTCAGTACTAAGTCAGATGAATTGTTAGGTATAGAAGTTCCAATATATCATCCGGTAAATGAATCTTCACCAGTACAGATGCTAGGATTTATAGATCTTGTTATTCGACATAAAAATAGCAATTCTATAACAATCATTGATTTCAAGACATCAACTCATGGATGGAACAAATATCAGAAAGCAGATAAACTGAAAGCATCCCAATTAGTATTGTATAAGAAATACTTTGCTGAACAATATGGATTTGATGTTGAAAAAATTGATATCTGTTATATGATATTGAAGCGTAAACTTATTGAAGGTGCAATGTTCCCTCAGAAACGTATCACTGAATTCGTTCCATCAAGTGGTACAGTGACCAGGAATCGTTTGACTAGAGATGTGAATAATTTTGTGAATAACAGCTTTCAACCAGATGGTAGTTACAATACAAACAAGAATTATCCGGCAGTAGGCGGCAAAGCATTAAAAA